TCCAACCGTAACTGTATAAGTAATAGGTGAAGAAGAAGAACCATAAGCTCCACGATCATGAAATAAAGAAGATAAACTTGATAATGTAACTGTGCTATCTACTAGATTAACTGTATCGTTAGTCATATCAAATATAGCGAAAGACACCCAAGCGTCATTATCAGCGTTTCTAAATTTTAAAGTATTTGAAGAAGTATCATACCACCATTGATAAGCATAAGTCGTACTTGGTGCTGATGATGCTGAGTTATTAGATACTATGGCGGCAAGAGCATTATTTAAATCTGTTCTAGTAGCTGGAAAAGTTTGGTTATCTATTACATAATCGTGTGTTGCCATTAATTAAAATCCTTTTGCTATAAAATCAAACGTTCGTGAAACTGCTGAACCACTTGAATTTTTAAAAGTTACATTAAATCCATTAATTGTTTTACTCTCTACTAAGAAAAAATCTCCTGTTGCCATACCTTGTCCTGTAATACCTACTGCATAATTAGCAGTTTTAAAAGGATTTGTAAACGAAACTGTTTTCGTTCCAGCACCACTTGATATATCATTTCCAGATTGTATTCTATCTTCCATATCAATAGATACTGATAATGCAGAAATAACAGGTGTCGTAGCTCCATCCCTTGATATTAAAACTAATCTAAATTTATAATATCTTGCTGTGTAATCTCCAATAACAAAATTTCTAAAATTTGTAAATGTAGTATTATCATCTGATAAAGCTATTTCTAAATGTGCATTTTCGTTAGCTGGAGCATCACCATCAAAAGAACCTGTGGCCGCATCAAATAATCCTGTTTTAGAATCAAACAAATCAGTTGGATCTTCGGAAAATTGAGTTAATGAAGCTGTAACCCTTGAAGTGTGAGATGCACCAATATCAATTACACTTGCAAAGTCATAAGTTCCTGTTGCACTTAAATCTGTTAGTCTTAATAAATTACTTGCTAGAGTTAAATTTGTTTTTGTTCCTGTAAAATTAGGGTTTTCTGTGGCACTTGCTACATTATTAAAATTACCAATCGCTGTTACATTTGTTGCAATTATTGTTGCTTGTAAAGAAAAGTTACCTAATTTATCTACTGCTTTAATTAGATATGAACCTACTCTAGCTGGAACTGATACTGATGTTGCTGGTCTTGATACCTTTTCAATTAATGATACTGAGTTTTGCCATTCTGCACCTGTCGTTAAAGTTGAGTATCTGACTTGATAAAATGCTAAATCTAAATCTGTTACAGCTTCCCAAGATAGATGGGCTTCGTTTCCAACAATATTACAAGAAAAATCTGTCACGTTTGAGATTGGGTCTGTTGCACCAACAATAGTTCTTTGTGCTGTTACGTAAGAACTAGAAGCCCCACTTGAACCAACAGCTTTGACTCTAACATCATAAGTTTCTTGGTCAATTACATTTAAAACTCTATGAGTTAGACCTGAACCTTGTGCATATATTATAAAATTTGAGTCAGATGCTTTTTTATATTCAACTTGATAAAAAGATACAAAGCTATTTGGAGAAGCACCAACAGCAATATCTAATGCTACAATTACAGTTCCATCATTATAAGATATTAGTTGGTCTGATAAAGTCACACTAGCTGGTGGTTGTATTAAAAAAGGATTTGGTAATGTCGTTGATGGTGTAGATGATACCTGTGTTTTTGTTGCCCAAGTATAATGAGAATCTTGATGTTCAATTAAATTTAAACCAACAGTAAAATCTTCATTGAACGTAATACTATTAACTCGAAAATTTTTTGCACTAAATCCTAATGAACTATGTGTTATTGCCACAATATCACCTATTGCTAAATCATATGCTTTACCACCAGCATTTATATTTAGTTTTAAAGCTTCTCTTGATCTTCTCAATATTACTTCTGCCATTTCTTCAGCTTGATACGGAGAAGTTAAAGTTTGAAAATCAAATCTTCCCTCTAATAAAAAACCACCATCAGCAGTTTTCATAGTTGCGTGTTGATCTGCACTAGCTAAACCGGAATCATCTATTGGGGGAAACTGCACTTCATCTACTTGAAAGTTTCTATCAGGATTTATAAAACTACAAATAACTCTATTATATTTATTATTTTTATCTTCACTTGCTAAACTAAATCCACCAAATATATCATCTTCTGTAAGTGTAATTGATGCTGACCCTGTTGTTTCTAAAACTAATTTATATTTACCACCTGTATAGGGTAAAAAACCACGACAACCTCTAAGTAAAATTCTAGTGTTTTCTATAATTTTTTTACTTGTATCTAATACAGCATTACAATCAAATATGTTGATGTTTGATGCACCTGAATATGGGGTTACTTGTGTTACAGCAACTTGTGAGGCATCATAAAAACTTTGTAAATCTATATTTGCTGTGGCGATGCCTTTTCCATATCTTTCGTTTCTTAAATAATCTAAAATGCAAAATGCTGGATTTGAAGAAAAAGTAGCAGATGATTCAGACAAATTTGAAGCTAGGGTAACAACCTTTTTACCTTTTATTTTTGCTTGAACTTTTGGAATGCCGCCAAAAACATCTTGATTCCATTTAAACTTCAAAGCTAAATAAGCAAGACCTGATAGCTTGTGGTTAGTTCCCCAGCTTGATAATGTTGATAACAAGCTAGATGCACTTTGACTATCAGAACCTAAATGTGGCTCTATTGTAATATATGAAACAGCATCTTTGTAAAAATTACTATCTGAACTATCAACTGTTCTTTGTGTGTTGTCTGCAAATGCACCATCAAATGTTACTACTTTGTCATCTACTCTAATCTGTTCTATTGAGTTTATTTCTCCCTCACAGAGAACCAATGCCATATATAAAAACTCGTTGTCTGTTCCTGAGGTTTCTAAAAAAACTCTTGTTCCACCAACTAATCTTTCACCATAAACAATAGGTATATTTGCATCATTAGATTGTTTATTAAGTAGAATACCTTTTTCAAAAGAATCAAAATCTGTTTCTCCAAATTCAGGTATTTCAGGTTGAGGCATTAACCACGATAAAGCTTTACTTACAACTTTTATTGGAAACTCAATTATTTTTTTTACTGCACCACCCATTTAATTATGAAACTTCCTTTTGTATTTTTTACCAACTCTATAAATCTTATTATGTTTATCTAATCTTAACCAATTAATAGATTGATTAGTTTCTAAATATCCTTTGAAATAATTATAAACCCATCTCATTACTTCTTTAGCTTTTCTTAAAATTACAATATCATATAACCAAATATTGTTACCTGAGTTCCATTGATTTTTATAAAGTAATCCTGTCTGACTATATTGATCTTCGTCTTTGTTATCTAATTTAGCCCAGTTTACAAAACCATATAAACCTTTTTCATCTTTAAATATTTTATATTGTTGTAAATTTATTGATGGTAAAATATGATAATACAATTCTTGATAACTATTATCTTTATATTTATCAAAATTTTGGAATAATTTAATTATCTCTTGCATTATGCTCTACCCCATTTAATATCTTGTACTGTTTCACTTGAAAAATCCATACCCACATCTGTGCTAAAAAATCTTTGTTGAGATGTATTGTTTGTTTTTCTTCCATTAAGTTTATCAAAGTCTGCCCAATGAGACACAATCTTAAATATAATATTACTATCTGAACCTTGTTCAGATATTTCAAAAGTATCAATTGTTCCTTTGTAAAGTAAAAATGGGTCTGCTATCAAAGCATTAGAATCATCTAAAAATCCTCTATGGATTGTTACTGAATCATTCACTACATTCTCATTAAGTGCAGTAGAAATAAAAGTTTGATCTGCTCCTGATAAACCAAGATTTAAACTTGTTTTAGTTATATCAACTTCCTCAGAAAAATTTGATATACCCATCACAAAACTAGATGATGTGTAAGTTACACTAGAACCTGAAACAGAACTTGTTATAGGAAATGAACAATCAGTAATATTGACAGGGCTACTAAAACCGATTGTAATAAGATGGACGGGTCTAAGATCATTTGTTGCTAGTTCGTTCTTGATCGCTGTCGTTAAGCTTCTCGTCATAATTTTCTATTGTTCTCCTTTTTACTTTTATATAATCCGACACGATATAACTTGCTTTATCAGATGGTTCTTCGTGTTTTCCTATATTATTTGTTTTTAAATCTACACCATCTCCGTCAATTACTTCCTCAGCTATCATATCTACGTTGATCCAATGTCTTACTAGGTATTTCATTATAAAGCTTCCTCAACATCTAATTGAAATGAATATAAAACATTACCATCTTTGTCTGCTCCCACTGCTCCAAACTCTTGAATGTCATTTGTTAAAAAAACAGTAAAAGGAACATTGTCATAAGTAACAACTGAGTCGTCTGCTAAAGCCGTTGTAAGAGGTGGTTCAATCGTAACAGTAGCGGCATTTGAACTTGAAGTTACATCTGCAACAACCATATATACTTTATTGTGCGAGGCAAATTTAATAAAGTCTCCCGTCTTAAATCTACCCGCACCATCACTAGCGAATGCGTCCATTGCTATTGTTGTATCACCAACTGAGTGAACTCCATTAACTAAAACTGTTCCTGTTTCAGAACCTCTAGCATTTTTAATCTCAGGTGGAATAATTGTAAAATTTTCTTTACCTGATCTTTGCTTGATAATAAAAGCCATAAGTTCTCCATATACATCTGATCTCTTTGCAGTTATTATTTCTGCTGTAAAAGCAAATCTTTGTCCATCAATTTGTCTTGCTAATTTTTTACCACTATCTGATTTAGAAATAATTGTAGTTTGAATTGATTTGATTCCCATTGT